CTTTGCCGCCTAAGTGCGGCTGGGTGTGTTACCTAACCTGTTGTATAACAGTTTTAGGACGAAGCGTCCGAAATTACTTTTCGGTACGTTTCTCGCGCTACTTCGCCGTTGCGAAAGCGTGTAAATATCGAACCATCGCTGAGCGATGCTCCGAGCTCTCTAGCAACAATATTGCTAAAGTGGAGGGTCACCTTTGTCAAAGGATCGCCCATCAATACTCCTCTTTTGAGGGTAATGACACGTAGATTGATTGATTCGTCAACCGATCTACCAAATTTCTTAAGGGTTCCTGACCCTGTGAAATAAATGTTGCGCGGTCTGTAACAGATGCGGCGCACAATTCCTTGGAGGAGTGGGGGTATCCCACACTTCTTCATCCATTTCGTCGCAACAATTTGCGCGAAAGAGTGGATCATCCGATCCGTTGCTTCCTGGTAATCAGTGCTACCAGCGAAGATATCCGTCCAGGTTACTTGGCGCTCCAAGTAGTCTGCGAAGGTCGTTTCGACCCTTAGCGATTTATCCTCAAAGAATAAATCGTCAGCCATCTCTTCAGAACACATGTCTTTGAAGAGGTTCCATCCGTGGTGAGATTTTCCCATCCCGGACTCGCTTGATTTGAACCCCTTCTTTAAGGGGTACGAACATATCTTCGAGATAGTGTCAAGCACTATCTTGAGGCAGGCCATCCCTTTTGTTACGGATCTGGCCTTTCCGGGTTCTTTGACTATCGTCAAGAACACGTTTCCTAGTTCGTCCGGACTTGTGTCCAGTACGGATTGTAAACAGGCATAGAATATCGCTGTGCCTATTGATTCAAAATCGTGTTTGGATTTCCATTCCACGACATCCCCGTTTTCCATGTCTCTGACAGGAATAAGGTGCTCATCGTCGAAAGTCGACATGAGCTGGAGGATCGCTTGCGCGGTACCCCCTTCTTTTCGAGTTTCTTCCCAACAGGCGGAACCCGTGACTGTGACACGAGCTTTCGTGTCCAGTCCTGTATATATCCCCTTTGGCATTCGCCCCAGGGCTTTATCCATCGCGGCGTTCACTAACGCCGCATCGGTGCGCGTAAATTCCGGAGGTTCCTCCGAAATTGAAGCTAAAAATTTCTCCTTCGATCGCAAGACGACCGTAGGAGGTGGTGTTCCAGACCCTCGGGTCTGGGACAGGGTACCAGCGAGGAAAGCTCGTTGGTGCCCGTGCATTCGGGCTGCATATTTCCATGTAGCACCGAGAAAGCTATGAACCCACCTCGGCTTCTCAGGGAGTACGAGGTGGTCTACGGGTTTGTCCTGGTGTATTACCAGTTTAAACCATTTTCTAGCGGCCTTTAGCTCCGCGTAGAAAGTACCGTGTTGAAGTCCCTGTTCGGTGACTTCGCCGTCGAAGAACTCATCCCCTATAAGGTATGAGATCGCTTGTACAACGAATTTGTCGTACTTGTTCCAATCCCAGAGCTCCTCTGGGAAGGAAAGGAAACGTTGAAGGAATAGTCCGTCAACGGTTTTAAGGATTTCGATTAGCCGTACGGCTCTCGAACTGCGTAATCGGTCTTGATCAGGATTGACCAAGAACCGCTCTTTTTCCTCTCTCGTCCAGAGAGGATCAGGTTTACCCCTCAGGAGGTAGGAAATTCTCCTCCAGAGTGTTTTCGCAAAATGCCGGCTTACGCCGGTGTCTTGTCCATATCTGGCGCGCCACAATAGGTGGCCCCAGTGAGTGTGATTCTGTAGCAAGTACAGTTTCGACTCGTGAGATTTCATCGTACTAAAGTAGAACGATGATCTACTATCC